GATGCATCAACCTTGTAAATCTCACCATAAAATTGAGGTGTACTTCCACTACTACTTGCATTGAAATAGAACTCTAAGTTCCAATTTCCTCCTGGTATGCTTAAAAGCGATGGGTCGCCTGCATCAGTTATAAATGATGCGATATACCCATTTCCTTGTGCGTTTGTCCTTGTAAAGTCTGTTCCTGCACCAATCACAGGCGTCTTACTCATTTCATAGTAAGTGTCACCTCCAAATGTTCCTTGCGTTACAGAACCATTTAGATAATAATTAACCGATGAACCGCCACCGCCATTTGTAGGGAAGTTAGCAAGTTGACCATCACCTCTGACATATTGTGCCGATGTTCCTGCACCCGTAACCGCTATTGTGCCCGAACTTGTTATCGGGCTATTTGCAACACTAAATGCACTCGGCATTGTTAATCCTACTGATGTAACTGTTCCGGATGGGATAGTTGGGAATGTAGCAAGCGAACCATCGCCACGAAGATATTGTGCTGTTGTTCCGGTAGGATCATCAAACTTAGCATTAAGGGCATTTTGTAGGTCAGTCTGATTGCTAAGTGTTCCTGTAATCTGACCCCACACAGCTGCACCCGTAGTAGTACCACTATAATTAACTACGACATAAACCGGTGATACTGATGTGCTGACATACACATCACTACTTGTATAATTTATCTTGATTACCATCGTTAACTTGTTATTTGATCAACAACTTGGACAAAGCCTTGCATCCATGTAAATACACCAGCACCAGTAGTAACTTGGAGTTCGTAATTGAACTCACCAAGAGTATAAGTAGCAGTTGTGACAGCACTAAGTGTGACTGTCCTCTCATTAGTAGCACCTTGCACAAAAATAGCATTATCCCAAGTAAAAATTGTAGTGCCGGAGCTATTCTTTGCCATAAGTTTAAAAGTATATGTACTTACATTAATCGCCACCTCTTGACACTCATCTTCCCAAAATGACAATGGCAATACCCATGTATCACCTCTCTTAATTGTCCTTAAATTATGTTCGCCTATCATAATGTAAATTTAAGATTTATTATGGTTATAATGCAATGTAAGCAGCAATAACTGATGTGCCATTTAAAGCACTACCAAGTGTTATAACAAATGACCCCGTAACTGTGTAATTATAGTACCACTTGCCACCATATCCAACGGCAACGAGTTTGTGAGTGGCAGGATTCCTTGCAGGGATAGTACCACTTGTTACTGTGTAAGTATCAACAACTGTCAACTCAGTAAAAGCACCACTACCTTGGATATTGTAACTATATGTTGCATTTGACCCAATTGTTGAATCAAGTGTTAAGTCTTGTATATAGCAATCAAACTCAAATACCCTATAATTATTCTGTGCATCAATTATATCAAGGTATGCTGTGTATTTTACATCTGATCCCGTAAAGAACTCCTCAAAGAACTCAAATGGTTGCATAAAAGCTTGGGCCATCTTAACCAACCCACTACCACTAATGGTGAAGTTCCTCCTTGCAGGTATGTACTCACGATACAAACCATTGGTCTTGGGTGCAAGTTCAAGAAAGTCCCTACTAATATTAAGGCTTGAATTCTTGGCACAAGCCAATGGATATACATCGTTATTTAATGTATATGCTATAACTAATCCTTCTGCTTTTACTACGTCTGCCATTATTTAAAGATATAACCTGATTTATAAGTAGGATATAGTGAATCGTTGTTGTTAAATATCAAGTAGCTACTTGTAACGGTAAGTGATGTAATACTTGCGCTTAAAGTTAGTTCAATTTCATTATTTGTAGCCAAAACTACATTATCAACATCTAAGTTTATATCAACTGCAAATGGACTGCTTGTGACAGTAACATTGACCGTTTTTAGTATTCCACTTGTATTACTTAAAACAAAATTGACAACAACCGGAGTTGTAGATACCGTAATGCTTCCAACAACCCTACACTTGAAGTCAACCGTTATGGTTGGTGTTCCAGTGTACTTCAGAACATTTCCACCCGTTACTGTGAAATACTGCCCATAGTTCAAAGTAATTGGAACAAGACCTGACCCTGTTTTATTGGTATATGTAGCATTTGTATTGATAAGAAAGTCCCTATCATTGTCATAAACCTCAACAAGTGTGGCTTGCCATGTAGCACTTGCAAAGTCAATCTCTTTAAGATTTGCTATATAGTAAAGTTTGTTAGGGTCATCATCAACAAACTTAATGGTATTAAGCAAACCAATCGGCTCAGAGCCATATTTAAGACCAAATAAGTTCACATCAATTTTATTACGATGGAACCTTGTCCTTTCCCAATTGGCAATCAAATTCTGCTTCTTAAATGGTTCTGACTCCAATTGGTAACGGTATCTGTACCAATCTGGTGTTGCAATTGTTTCATCATCTGGAGCAAATAATGCCCCTTGAATATTAAAATTTTCTACATTATCAAGATATATAGCATTTGTATAATCAATTCTAATATCTTGTGATTTAGTAAATCTGTCAAATGTGCCATTTACTTTGTCTGAATTTATACCATTAATACTTGTTATATAATTTACTTGTAAATTTTTTATACAAGGATTATTTGGAATAAACAAAGCATTATTTGGAAACAATATTTTTATCCAACCATCAAGTAAAGCAGGATTTGTTGTTATAGAAAAATTAGTCCAAGTAAAATCAGATACGCTATCGTAATTATATGTTATTTTAGGAATTGTAGCAGAGTCAAAATTTGCACCAAATACCCATTTACCATCCTTATCAGCACCATATTTAAATACTGTTGGAGTAGCTACTGACCTAAATAATATTTGCATTACATTAAAATCAGTATCGGTAGGATATGTATTTGTTAAAATAGAGTCCCTATTTACAATCCAATCAAATGTAAATTCAACTTGATCTCCTTTTTTTATTTTTATTTCAGTTGATTGAGCCCAAGCCTCTGTTGTGCTTGACTGAACTTCTATAAAATTTTCATAATCAAATCCTGACAAATTAGTATATAGCCATCTTGTAAGTACAGAACCTGTTGCTACTGGACTCTCTCTTGTATTAGTATAATTTACCCAATTATTTACATTAAAATATTGATAGCTACCAAATCCTGCACCTAAAGCACCACCTCCAACATAATTACCCCTTTGAAAGTTTTCATTTAAAAATAATTCACTTGGAAATGAAAACAAAAAATCTATCTCATCAATCTTTGTTGGTCTATTAATAAATCTTAACATCTCAGGTGCAATAGGCTTTATATCCTCATTTACACCTACCTCAATATCGTATCTATTGTTAGTAACTGTTGTGCCTAAAAGTGTTACATTAAACTGCCTTAAACTTTGAGCAGGAGTCATAAATAACTCCTCTGGTCTAAATATAACCCACTTTCCTTTGTACTGAATTAATGTCTGATTAAAGGCTGAGTTTATCTTGTCAAGTACATTGTACTTATTGTCATACTCTCCATCACCAATACTAAATGTCCTTGCATCAACATAGCATTGACCAATGGATGGAACATCAAGTGTATCATCCATTGTAGAATGATATAAATTACTAATTACTTTATGCTCTACAAATGTTTGTATGGTTCCAAAACCTGCGTATTGTATTAATTGCCAAGGAGTATATTTACCTATTAGTTCATTACCTGAGTTATCAGTAAGTGGTTGTGTTTGTAATAAACCCAATCCTTCACTTGCCCTTAATGTAATTATATGGCTTGAATCTTGCCATGTTTCTTGAAAGTCATCTTGAAGCAAATATCCAAACCAATAATATTGAGTAGAACTCAAAAACTCAAATGCGACATAAGCATATGTATCAGAATTTCCTAAAAAATCATCTATTGATACACCTGACTGACTAATGAAATTAATTGTAGCTTGTTGTGGTCTTAATGATTTGTATGTATCATCATCAGTATTAAACTCTCTTAATATAAAAGGATTTACAGCAGGGTCTAAATTTGTAACACTACCAGTATAAGAGTCAATATAAATATCAACCTTACAAGTATCATTTTGTAATGTCTTAAAAGTAATTCTATATTTTAATCCGTATGCCATTATCCAATTCTTTGTATTTGAGCATTTGTTCTATTCATCACACCTACAAGATCAGCACCTCTTTGCACAAAAACAACTTGTCCATTTAAGTTCATACCACCACCTCCAACACCACCAAAATTTGCAGTTCCAAATATACTTCTGCCACTACCTAAGAATTTTGCAATTTGTGTTAATTCAGTACCACCAGGTAATAAAGTTCCTGCTATTTGAGGTATTAAACTTGCTAATGCTTCAAATAATTTACTTGCAGCTAATTTAGCAACAAGCTGAGTAATATTATTTATTACAGACTTAGTAAAATCCTCAAATGATAACTTACCTTTTTGCAGAAAATCTACAAATAAATTTTCAAGAGGCTCTCTAAATGCTTCATCAATAAATTTAGCTTCTTGTTTTAATGCATCAATAATTGCAGTAATTTGACCAAACTGAAATTCAATTAAAGGGTTCTTATTTAATGGTCCAGCATTTTTATCCAGCTTTTTAGGCAATAAGAAATTTTCTTCAAGTTCCTTTCTTCTATAATCTAATCTTGCAGTTAATATTTTATCAATTGAATTTTTTTGTATATTAATGTTACCTCTTACATAAGCTTGGAATGCTTCTAATGTATCAACTAATATACCAGGACCTAATTCACCACTATCTATTATTGTGCCTATTTTTAAACCTTTAAGAGCTTTTCCGGCTTTTTCAACAGGTTCTACAAAATTTAATGCTTCTAATGTTGCATTTGAAAAAGATTCTTTTAATTTATCTACTGATTTAACCGCTTCATCAACAACTAATTTTTGCTTATTAAAGGTTTCATTAAGTTTTGCTGCTTCTAATACAGTTTCTTTTATTGGCTTGCCACCAGTAAATAATACAAATTCTTTTTGTTTACCTTGTCTTTTTTTAGCAATATCATCATATCCTTTAGATATTTCTGATAATAAATTTCTTTGTTCTTCTAAATTTATTGATGCTTGTGTAACTTTTTCTTCAAATCCTTTTGCAATTGCATTTGCTAATAATGCATCAGTATATTTTCTTGTGGCTTCTTCAAGTTTAAGAACATCTGATGCTCCTGTTGTAATTTGATCAAAATAATTTTTATCTATTTTTTTAAGTTCAGATAATGCGTTTTTTCTTAATTGTTCTGAATTATTTAAGTTAGTAACTGTATCAGATAATAGTTGTACTTTAAGTATTTGTGCATCTACACTTCCTGTTGCTGATGCTATTATTTGACTTGTTGTTTTATATGATTCATTAAAATCTTCTTGAGATTTTGCAGCATCTTGAATAACTTTAGATAATGGATTTATTTTACCAAATAAAGCATCTACTGCTGCTCCAAATGAACCATATTTTTGAATAGCAAATGTAACAGCAGATGTTACTACACTAAATGCAAGAAACAATCCAGCAGGGCCGATTAAAGAACTTCCAAGTTGCTTTAACGCACCACCAACACTTCCTGCTTCTCTTGTTAAATCACCAAATGAGCTAATTACACCTGGAAGGTTATTCTGAATACCAATAAATCCAAAAGGTAAATCTTGTGCAACAAGGCTTAGGCTATTAAGAGCAATTCGTGACCTTTTTGAGAAGTCCTCAATCTGCTTACCAGCACCTGCAACATCAGCCGTAACTTGTATCTGTAAACTCATTTACCCAACCTTTTAAATATTTCTCGCATCTCATCATCATTCATCACATTGCCACTTTGTTCATCGCCTGGCAACTGCCATAAAGCCTCTGGTGTTTTTGGTGCGGTCTTAGGATCACCCATCAACCGCACCATTGTAAACATCAAAAGTCTTGTTTGCTTGTAAGTGTCAACCTTTCTGTTTTCACTTCCTCTTATCATTAAAGAAAACTCCCTTGGACTAATTTTGTAGAAATCATTCGGCAGTAAACACAAATCACCAAACGCAAATGCTTCTATTTCTTCCCACGAGTAGTCTTTTTTTTTGCTTCTTGCTTTGGTTCTTCTTTCTGCTTCAGAAACTCATTCTGACTCCAAATTTGTATTATATCCTTTATTTCAGATAGTACACCTTCGTTTGTCAAATTAGCTTCTATAAAGTCAACAAAAGACTCAAAGCTATGCTCAATCTCTGCATCCTTAATTAGACAATTATTATAATAACCGCTATATAAAATATGGGCAATCCCAATCTCATTTAACTCGTTATTTGTATAAGCCTTGCCTTCTACGAACTTATCGGAAAGGTATCTAAAAGATGCCATACCGAATTTAAGTCCAATCTTAGTTCCGTTTATAGTAATAGTAGTGTAGTTCATAATTAAGGAGTAACATCAACAATTCCGGTAGAAGTAACAGTACCAGAGAAATTAATATATTCAGTAGTAGATTGATTAAGGGTAAGTGAAGTGATGTATCCAAGGAACTGATGGTAGTAGGTAGCACCTGCGCTTGATCCACTAACAACTGGGTTCTGAACTCTTACTGCAACAAGTGTTTTGCCAACCATTGCAGCAAGCAAATCTTCGTAAGATACTTGTGTAATGGTAGGAGCAACTTCACAAACTGCATCAAAGTCAATGCTCATTGTAGCATCAGCTACTGATGTCATTGGCCCACAATTTGTTTGCTCGGTTGTTGAGTCAACAGTTGTATTAACTGATGATGTGCGCAGACATACGAGATTTTTGTATGATGAGCCACCGGCTACATCTATTTCTACGTTCTGCAATGATCCTAAAATTTGCTGTGGCATATTATTCTATTTTTGAATTATTGAATTGTTGATTATTAATATCTTTCTATTTATAAAATTGTTTCCTTCTTGCATTGTTAAGTAACGTGATGATGTCCTTGCTTTGGCATATATCTGAAATTCAGCATCTCCCATATCTTGAACACCAGTAGTAGGTATTAACAAAGTTAAGATTTGGTCAGCAATATCATCAATAATACTATTATTTCTTGTCATGTACTGCTCGCTAAATATATCAATTACCACATCAGCCTCAGTTACGAACAATTGGTTGTTATTGTCTGCACTTTCTGTTATATCACCAATTATGACATAGTTTTGTGGAACGGTCTGAAATGAGTCGGTTCCATAAACGGGAACACTCTTACCTCCGTAAGTAATGTTACCACTTAGTTTAGATAGGTATTGAACCCTTATATTATTGCTACAATCTTTCATTCCTCTTAAATATCTGCTTTATGTTGTTAACAAGTGATACAAGACCACCTGTTACACTTGGATAAAAGTATGGTGATGGATACATCCATCCTTTACCATTCTTATAATATTCTTTAGCCAACTTCTGCCATTCTTTTTCCTTACCAGGGTATTTTGGAAAATACCTACCTGTTCCGAACTCAATATAAGCAGGCATATCATCTCCACCCTTTCCTGCCACTAAACTATAAGCAAATGGTCTATTTTTCTCTGCCCTTATTGATGCCCTTATCTCAGCATACTCTTGTGTCTCGCCTTTGATGGCAGGATTTCCACCTGGGAATATTGACTTAGCAGTAGTAGCCATTTGCTCAGTAGATGCAGCCATCTCTCTATCTACCTCCATCATAGCTGAGTTGTATTTATCCTTTAGCGTAGCAAAGGTTGACTCAACACCAGTAATCTTAATATTTAATGGACTTCTTGCCACTATATCACAACTTTTTTATATTGATGATAGTTAAGGCCATCCCAATTTGGAAACTCTTTTAACATACCCATTTTCGCATCACCCTGGAACTTCTTACCCCTATTCTCATAAGACCAAGCAGTCAAAGTTAATATGTCAGTAGACAAGTCCTCTGGAATGGTGCTGAATCCACATTGATATTTTATAACATATACACCTGCCGTATATATCCAAATTTTACCGCCTATAACCTCAAAATCACTATTCTTTGTCAATATCTCGTAGGTGTTCATCCCCGTCTTAATCTTAACCTCATCAACACAAAGCAATGGCCCATAAGGCACATCAAGCATCCAAAAGCCTTGGCTTTGTGGAGTAAGTTCAACATTTATCCTTACTGACTTGTTAACCAAAGAACAACCGGTCAGCTTCTCAATATGCACCCTTGCACCATTTAACAAATCACCAATTAGCACATCATCGCTATCATAATTAGTTATACGCAACCAATTCTTAGCATCAGTAAGACTAACGGGTTCTACAACCGCGTCAGCTAATATTGTTATGCCGTCTATATATGTCATCTTTAATTATATTTATTAACACTTTCTCTGAACCAGTTCTCAAACTCATCAAGCGTTTTTCTTGTGTCAAACTCTCTTGATCTCGCTTTTGCTTTTCTTGAGGCCCATGAATAGGCTTTTTTGTCATCCAACTTTGTAATAGCTTCAACCCAATCTTTGACATTATTCCTATCTTTAATATAAACACCTGCCTTGTCACAATTCTCCTTCAACGCAGGTGTATCAGTACAAATTACCGGAATCCCACTACACATCGCCTCTGTTGCTGTCCTTCCCCAACTCTCATACTTTGATGGCATGAGAAGTATCCTTGTCTTTGCGTACGATTGCTTAATATTAGGCGAATTAGGCACATAAGTCACATTTGGAAGGCTTGGAGTTATCTGCTCATCGTATGACCCTAAAACCCCTAAAAATGACTTGTGTGGCATTGCTCTTGCAATCTCGCCAAATATCTTCCCACCCTTGTTCTCGTTTAAGTTTATTAAAGTGATATATTCAGACTTCTCAGGTTCATTCTCCAAGTCATAGTAATTGTAGTCTACTGGCGGAGTCACTATAAAATTACTAAAATTATAGTTCAAAAGTTCTTTTAACCATAAAGAATTGTAAATGATGTGCTGATTTTTCTCTGCATCTATTATCTCCGGATATGGGTGAGAATTGTGAATCAGATGGAAAACAGGCTTTCTATACATCTTTGCAATATGAATTGTCCACCTTGTGTAGTCTAAATGAGTAAACACAGCGTGACTCCATCTCATCAAGTTCTCAATCACATTAGGATTTGGAGGAAATACATCAATACCATCAAAGACATAATTGTCTCTAATCTTATACTTGTTCGCATCATGTAAAAGAACTCTAACATTATGACCCTTTGCTTGAAGGTCTTTTAGCATAAAGTGTATCATCCATTCCGCACCGCAGTTGTGATCTGGAGGGTAAAGATGTACAGAAGCAACTATATTCATAATTTTAGTATTATATCCGCACCAACAATCTCGCCTTTGTAGTGTGGATATTTTATTAGTAAATCAGTATAAAAAGTATCACTTATATAATGACTCTCAAATTTAAGTTCTTTTACCTTATACTTATCTAAATCAATCGTATTTAATATCCTTTCATCACATCCTTCCGTATCAATTTGCAAATAATGTATATCTTTTATATCAAACCATTTGCAGTATTGGTCAAATGTTATAGCAGCAATTCTTATTGTCTCAATTATGCTTTTGGGTAGTTCTTTTAAGTACCTATTCAATGGCTGACCATTCTCAACAAGTGAACTGCATCCATCTAAAAATGATGAGTCCTTTGAAATCCACTCAGGCTTTACATAAGCCATCTCAACACTATCATCAGTATCTGATATAAAAAAGTTTGATGCCTTTGCGTTTGATAGTTGCTTTACATTTTCTTTTAACTTATTAAAGTAGTGTGGTATTGGCTCAATAAAATATGCTTGATAGTCAGTCTCATCTTTTAGTCTATCAAATATATTGTCATGGCTTATGCCATCCATTGCCCCAATAATCACATAATTTTTCATATAACTCTAAGTTAAAAAAAGGGGCGATAAGAATACCGCCCCACAAAATATACACTCTAAAAAAACAACACCTTAGATTGCACCATATACGGCAGCAGTTGGTTGGAACTGAAGCAGTTCACAACGAGCCTCGCAACGGAAGGTAATCAAGTTCTTGATGAAGTCATCCTGATCAAACTCAGTAGAACGTACATTCAAACCAGATTGTTGAGCAATGGCGAACTTGGTAGTGTCCATTACATACATCCTTGAAGCAGTTACCAAAGAATGAGGAACAACAGGAATACCAAGGATTCTTACGTTACCATTGTTGTCAATAACCATTCCACCAGGAAGTGAATAATCAGCAGGCTTGGTTTTCAACAAAGCTGCCCAACCGGCATGAGTAATCAAAGAAAGATTAGGCATCCAGTTCAAAGCACCCAACTGAGCAACATAATCAATGAACTTCTCAGCGGTGTTAGAACCAGAAGAAGAACCTGCGGTTGCAGAAGAAGCGATTGCATTAAGATAATAAGTATCTTCTGCCTTTTGGAAATCTTCAATCAAAGACTGCTGAAGATATGCTTGCAAGAATGGCAAATCATCAATCATCTGACGGCTTACTTTAGCGTAACCTGCAATGAAAGAAAGGGCAGTGTTTACAACTGTTACATCGTAATCAACTTGAGGCTTACCAGAACCTTCAGTTTGCTTACCGAAAGAACCTTCACCTACTGGAGTGTTACCACGAGGGAAAGAAACAGAACCGGTAGAAACAGGGATAATGTTGAATACAGAACGCAGATGTGGGTTTACATAAGACCTCAAATAAGCGTTATCAACATAAGAGGTATAAACAGAACCAGTCAGGTTAGTACCGATGGTCATTGTTTG